GGGCCTTAGCAACGATCGGCTTGACTTTCTGCATGTTCCACTCCGCTACCTGTTCGGCAATCGCCGCATCGAACTTGTCTTTGTCCTCGGTTGAGGCGTTCCGGGTGGCGAAGTAGTACACCAGGTTGAGCCAACGATCCCAACGCATGTCCTCGTGGTCGATACCGCGTGATGCACACCAGCCGTCGAAGGTAGGCCAGACCTTGTCGCTAAGGACTAGATCAGTCAGTGTTAGGACGGCGGGGTATGGTCTTTTCCCAGGGCTTCGCCGAAGATCCATTCAATGATCTCATTGAACGTCCCGATATCGATGGGTCCATACTCGCCCCAGAATCGTTTTTCGAACCGAATGAACGACTCGTCTTCGAATACCTGCGACAGCTCTTTCATGAGCACGGTTCCCGCGTTGCTGTCGGGATCGCCCATCGCCGCGTCCATCTTGCCCTTGAGAGACGAGACGTTGAACATCTGACCAGCTGAAACGTTCGGCTTGAGGTAGAACACCTCTTCATCGATGTCGAAGTCGATGCGGTCTTTGCGGGTGGTAAAGCTCTTACGCGTCATGCTGTCACCTGTCTAAGAGAACTGATTGAAGCCTTCCCGCAAGCCGTCTTGCAGGGCCGGGTTGGCTTCCATGTACCGAGTGCCCTTGAATACGTAGTTGGCGTACTCGACATCGGTACCGATCCGCTCAACAATAGCACCGTTTCGGATGTACTCCCGAATCTCGATAGAGTTCACGAGTAGGCCGGTGTCGATGCGCCTCGGGTCGGAGTTGAGTCGTCGTTTGGCGGCCGTCTGCGTAGCGAGCGCGCGAGCGCGGAGGTTCATCACCACACCTGAAGTCGGGGAGGTCATGAGAACACGAATGTTGCCGTAGTTCGTGGAGTGCCGTGTCTTCGACTTCGCCACGATCCCCCCTAACTGATGTCGCAGGGATAGCCACCGTTGGGAACACCGATCTGCACCGTTACCGCAGACCCCTGGCAACCACCCATGGGACCGATCATGGTCTGCGGTCCGATCGTGTACCGCTCGAACAGCTTTACCCCATCGGTTCGTGTCGTGCCCGCACACAGGCAGCACATGAGGCCAGCACGGACAGCCCACGCGTCTTCGATAGCCACGCGAGCCGCCGCATCGATCTCCGAGCACGGCGGGGGGTTGCCCAAGTCGTCACCAGTCGGGGAGCATCGGAGCATCGACACCGTGTACTGGAAGACGAACATCGGCGGACCGCACTTGCGCGTGCCTGCGTTCTCCGTCGCATCCCAAGGGGTCGGGAACGCACCCGATTCGTATTGCCGATCAAGCGACACCACGAGCTGCCCGCACTCGCAGTCGTCCCAAGCGATTTGACCTGTTGTGATGCACACGCGACCGGGGAGCCCCGTAGTCGTTCCCTCGATGTACGGCAGGATACAGTCTCGCAGGTGCTTGGCAAGTTCGTATCCTGCGAAGGGGTTGTCATTGCGGAACATCAGGAGGTACCTGCCCGCCGTGGTCGCGATCCGTCGATGTCGAAGATGGTTGCGATCCCCGTGCCGCTCGGGTTGTACGTCTTGATGAACAGGTCAGGCCAGTACATCCCGGTCATTCCACCTTTGAAAGCAGTCTCCGAATCGAAGAACACCTTTTTCACGCCCTGCCGTGTCACCTCTTGCACGGTGCCGGAGGGAAGCACGCAACCCGAGGCGTTGGCGCACCGCTTGGCGATCTCCACTGCGAGCTGCCCCGCTGCGAGTTTGCCTAGCTCGGGAACGTCGTCACCATACCTGGCAGTGACTGACCATGTCCCCACCTGGTTGTCGTCTAGGTTCAGGTCGTTGCACCGCGGCCAATCTTCTCCGTCGAGACGGACCAGGAGGTTGAAGTTGTCGACGCGGTACGCCGATACCGGCAGCACCATCCCGTCGACCTTGACCGTTACAATCGAATTCACGGGGTATGGAAGACGCACTTCGGAGACGCTGGTACACGAACAACCGGAGGTGCATGTCCCGCACGCAATGTTGATCCACGCGCCACCGACTAGAGCGGGCTGCGGGAACGGCCATGAGGCACCCGAAAGGTTAGCCCAGCCGTTGGTCGGAATCCAAGGCCATGCAGGAAAGCAATCCTGTTTGCAGGGTCGCAGTGTCACGGTACACAGACCGAACTGCCGCTTAGTGCGGTTCCACAGGACTTCGGTAGCGATCATGGCTGCGGTAGCCTGGAGTGCCAGACTCGTCCCATCGGGGAATGTCGCGCATTCCAAGTCCCACGCTTCGCATGGTCCGGTGACTGCCGCCATGGCCTAACCCCCTCGTGTGGTGTTCAGTGTACCGCTTGCAACAAGCTACGACGGACGCCTAGGAGGTACGTCGGGTTGCATACCTTGTTTCGGGACTCGAAGCACCTTCGCAGATTTCTGCCGATTGCGCGCCACGAACGGCGTTGGTACCCCCGAGATCTCCTCGGGAGGCAGCGGATTCAGATCGTTCACGACAGGCCGTTGCGGAAATCGCCGCCCAACAGAAACCCTGTACCCGAGGTCGACATAACGCGTATCCCAGTCGATGTCCAGCGCGGAAGTGTCCTCACCGATGAACTGGTGCGCCTTGCGCCCCTGCCCGTGTCCTACTAGGCTATCGTCGTCGCGGTGGTCCACCAGCGAGGGCCACGTGCACCACGTGGGGATGCCCAAGACATCGATGGCGTAGCGTCCGATGCGACGGTCGTAGTTCGGGTACGTCTGCTTGTCGCACCACGGCAGCATCCTGTCGATGATGTCCGTAGGCGCGATGATGCCAACACCCCAGTTGAGTGAAGGCATACGAACCCATGACACACCGGTCTTACGCGCCTCGTTCACAGCACGCTCAACACGGCTAGCGGACGGTCGGCGGGTGCCGATGTACGGGGAGACGAGCGCCTTCTCTGGCAGGAAGGTCAGCGCCTTTTCCGTGCCTGCGATGAAGTCGCGGCACACCAATGCGTCGTCTTGCAGTACGCAACCGAAGTCAGCGGACTGGTCTACAGCCTCCCACGCGCGCCGCCCGGTATCCCAACGGTCCGACTTGCGATCCCAAATCACGTCATCGTCAGTGAGTCCAAGCTGTTCCAGGAGGTGCGGGATATGCCGCTCGCGCTTCTTGTGCGCCATGATCTTCACGGAGAGTCGCATCATGCCTTCTTTTCGTACACGAAGAACGACGCGAGCCCTTCGCGGAGCGGCGTCTCAACGGTCGTCAGTTCCCAATTGGGGAACCGTTCGGCGATGTCCGGCGTGAACTCGCGCCGGTAGACGTGCCGGGAAGTTCGACCTCCGGCGTAGTTGGTGGCGTAGATGACCACGAACCGCGTCGCGCTGCCAAACAGGTTGTCGAGATAACCGAAGTAGTCAACATCATCGGGGAGATGAAAGAGCACATCCATGCTGAGTGCAAGTTCCCGTTGCTCTGCGAAGTCGTACCCATCGTAAATGGTGTCGAATCGGTACCCGTGAATCGGTGGAAACTTCGCACGCATCAATGCGAGGATCGTGTGCGAAACATCGACTCCTGTGTACGAAGCACCACTGAGGTTGACGTGCGCTAGAACCTGCCCGTCACCGCAACCCCAGTCGATCACGCTCACGATGTCGTGATCTCGGATGAGTTCGGAGACATACCGGGCTTTGTAAGCACCCTCTTCGCCTTCAGAACCGGCACCCGAGGTGCGGCCTTCACGGTATCGACGATCCCAGTACCCAGCAGGCGTGTACTCGATATGCTTCACTTCTCGACTCCCGGCGTCCGGATCCCGCGAACGGCACCGAGCTTGCACACGGCGATGCGTGCGACGACCTCTTGCATGTCGGACAGCTCGCCGGATTCGAGGAGCGCGCCAACCGCGGCCTTGACACCAGGATTCTGCGTCATCGCGTAGTCATCGAAGACCACCAACGCATCATTAGTCAGATGCGCTCGCCACGCGCGGAGGTCAGCCATGGCGGCGCGCATCGAATGGTCACCGTCGATGTACAGCAGCCCGACCGGCGGCCCATCGTAGTGGTCGCCAGCCATGGTCGACAACGACTTGACCGCTGTCACGTGCTCATCGTTGAAACCGGCCTTCGAGAGCTGCGCGCG